TTGATCAGGGTTGGGCGTGGTAGTTTTGCTTGCTTGCAGAAGGTGCGCAGTGCCGCCAGCGCCTCCGTCTGTGTCGCATAGTCTTTTGTCGGCCCACAATCAAGGTCGAGGAAAAATGCTCTGAGTTGTCTTACATGACTGGCTACCCGAGAACCTGAGTCGTCGAATGTGCCAAGTGCAAAGTACGCATCGTATCCTTCACTGTCCAAGTTGTGTGCCGCATGGATTAAGGCATCAATGGTGGGGTAGAACTTCTGCACCTTGCGACCATCGGAAATCCGATTGGCCCAGACGCAGTACATTCCATCGTCTCCCAGCACCGCCTCCAAAAATGTTTTTGTGTCCATAGCCGCCGTTCGTTGGTGTGAGAGGGAAAACTGAAAAAGAAGGGGTGGGGAGCGACCCCACCCCGAACTGGACTTCAGTCGTCCCACTCTCCAACGATGTCGGACAGGTCGGCCTTCTCAGCAGCCTCAACAGGTGCGGCGGTTTTCTTCGCCACCTTCTTGGGCTCCTCAACGACTTCGGCGTCAACCTTCTCAGCCTTTGGCTCTGCCTTGGGCTCGGGTTTCGGCTCAGTCTTCAGCGCGTTCTTTGCACCAGTGGGTGCCGGTGCAGGCTTGTCTTCTTCGCCTTCGGCACGATCCATCTGGCTCACGGTCATGGTGATGGCCTTGATGGTGTCGGGATGGTCACGCAATGGCAACACAGTGCGCAACTCGTTCTCGTTGAGCGGACGCACGGGCTTGAACACCAACTTCATCTGAGCGGTCGGGTCAAACTTCATCTCGGTCACGACGCTGATGACGTGTGTGTTGTGGGCCTTGAGGTAGCGACCGTAGGCTTGCAGTGGCATCTTCTGGCCATCGGCATCGCCGAACACCGAGGTGGCTGGCAAGTTCAGTTGGTACACGTTCTCGTCCACACCGGCATCGCTGGCCAAAGCCACAGCCACGCGCTGGGCGAATCGGCATGCACGGCCTTCACCTTGGGCGGCAGAGCCCTTGATGTTCTGAGGGCAGTCTTTGCAGAACTTGGCTTGGCGCTGATCTTCCGGCACGGCGGCATCGGGCGTCTGGGTGTCGCTCGACCAGCAGGTGGGCTTGGACTTCACACCCTTTTGGTAGGTGCCAGCGTAGTAGGTGCGGGACACTGGAGCGGCGTTGATGATCACCACTTGCATGGCGCGTTCTTCAGACACACGCACGGCCTTGCCACCAATGATTTCGGTGAACACGTTGTTCTCAAGGCTGATGCGCTTGTTGCCGCCAGAGCCAGCAATCTTGTTGGTCAGGTCATCTTCCAGACCTTGCAACAGAGCGAGGGCAGATGCGGATTGGTTTCCAAACAGGGTCATTTCGTTCGACATGTCGTTTCTCCTTAAATGTCTTTATCGGGGTTCAAATCAAGTTCCAGTTGCACTGGGGGTTGGGGTTCTTCAACAGGCTCGGGCTTCACAGGCTCGTCCTTGGGTGCGGCGGTCAGGGCGTTGACAACCTTGGACACACTGAATCGGTAGGTGTTACCTGCCTTGATGTATGTGTCTGAGGGGATCAAACCTTGTCGCACCCATGCACGAACAGTTGAAACCGAGACCGTGAAGTGCTTGGCCAAATCTTCGATTGGCACGAACGGCTCGTTCATTATTTCCTCCGAACGGTGATGGTGTACTCGCTGTCCACGTTCAGGCCCGGGGGCAGCAAGTCGGGGTGGGCTTCCAAGAATTGCTTCATGTTGCCCTGATGCAGACGTTTTTCCAGCAGTTCGGGCACGTTGTTCTCGACAACGAATTTGCCCATGGACTCCCAGTCGCTCGTCCAGTAGCGTGTTGCCACGCCACGATAGAACAGACCTTCGCCTGTACGCACCGACTCAACATTCTGCTCCTTGCAGTAGTCCAGCAGTGCGGCCTTGACCTTGACCATCTGTTCCTTGAGCGCCTTCTCCTCGGCCTCGAAAGCGGCTTTCTTCTCCGAGAGGGTGGCGTTCATCTTGAGGTACACCTTGACCAGTTTTTCGACTGGTACGGTGGGCTTACTTTCTTCTGTCATCTCGTTTCTCCTGTCGTTGTTGGGAAGTTAAGTATAGTGGCGTTTTCTCCTTTATTCAAGTATTTCTTTGTAAAGATCAACAATTTTTGCGTGAACGTCGATTTTCTTATCGAGTAAGTTGTAAACGTGTCTTTCTACACCCGAGCCCGCGAGTTGGACGACTGTCGATGGGTGGCGTTGGCCGCTCCGGTGCACCCGGGCGTTGGCCTGTGCATAGGTCTCAAGGCTGGCCGTTGGCCCCCACCACACCACCGTGTTGGCCGCTGTGAGCGTCACGCCGTGGGCGGCAGATTGTGGCTGGATCACCAGCACCCGGGGGTTGTGGTCGTTCTGGAAGGTGCGGAAGATTTCGGCACGCTTGCCTGCTGGCACGTCACCGCTGATCACCTCGTTGGTGTAGCCGTCCTCGGTCAACTTCTGGGACAGGATGCTGATCACGTGCTTGAACGGCACGAAGATGAGCACCTTCTGACTGGACTCCTCAATCACCTCGGTGAGCACGCTGTACCGCTTGCTGATGTCGAACTCCAAGGTCTCCCCGGTGTCGGAGTACACGGCACCGCAACTGATCTGGAGCAACTTAGACATGTTCACTGCGGCGTTGACGGATGTAATCTCCTCACCCGAGGCTTGAATCACCATGCGCTTCTTGAGCAGGTCGTAATACTTCTGCTGTTGCTTGGTCAATTCGACCGTGCGGTTGACGTAGGTCATCTCGGGCAGGTCAAGGCACTCGTCCTTGGTGAACCGGATGGCAGGTTGCAGGGAGTTGTAGACCGTCTGTGTTGCGTTCTCTTTGGGCAACCAGCGGTAGTTGGACAACTTGACCATCACCTGATCACGGAAGGACGTGAAGAACTTGGGCACGCCTTGGGGGTTGACCAACTTGGCCAGCCCGTAGGCATCGAGCGGCGACTGGGCGGCAGGGGTGCCGGTCATCATCCAGAGCCACGTGTCAGGCTTGAGCAAGGAGTTGAGCACCTTCCAGCGTTTGGTCTGGGAGTTCTTGTAGGCGTTGGCCTCGTCCACCACGATCAGGTCGAACCCGCCCCGTGCGATGTCATCGGCCACAATCTCCACGCCGTCGTAGTTGATGATGACGAATTCAGCCGGGCCGTTGATCACGGCACGACGCTTGTCCTTGGCACCGTAGGCAATGTCCACGTTGCGGTGCATGGCGAACTTGAACAAGTCAGCACGCCAAGCCGAATCCATGATTGACAGGGGGCAGATCACCAGCACGCGCCGCACCCGGTTTTGTTTCATCAGGTAGTCAGCGGCCCAGATGACTGAGCCAGTCTTGCCAGTGCCTTGCTCGTTGAGGCAGAAGGCGCGGCGGTTGAGTGTGAGAAAAGCCGCAGTGGTGCGTTGGTGGTCGAAGGGGCGGTGCTGGCCGGGCCAGTCGTATCGGCCCATGATCGGGGAGGGCACATTCTTGATGCGCAGGTTGCGGAGCACTTGGGCCTCGTCCAGTCCCCAGTGCACAACGACTCTGTTCCCCGAGAGTTCTTTGCTCTTGGGGATGACGGTTGTGATCTGCTGTGGGTTGCGTACCTTCAGCAGAAGCGCCTTGTTGTCTATGATTTCCATCGTTTCTCCGCAGACGGCTGAACGGCACGAAGTGGGTCTCCACTCGTGCACGTCGCTGTCGAATTTTCAATATAGCCGGTTGCCCGGCTGGGGTCAAGAGGGTTTCTTACCGTTCCGGGAACGATTTTTGGATGGGCTCATCAGCCGCACACCATCCTTGTTTGACCCGCCTTTGGATAACATCTTTACATGGTCGATGTCTTTACCCTCACGCTTGTCAGCCTTGCCGTTGCCGTTCTTGTCGGCACCCGTCTTGTCCATGGCGCGACGCGCTCGTTGGCGCTCCATGCGGTCAGCATGTTCGCCGCGCTCCTTTTGCTTCTGATACTCGGCTTTGTAGGGTCTGGGTGATTTGGTGTACGGCATGGTGGCTCCTAATACCTTTGCAAGTGTTCGCCAAGTTTAGATCGAATCTGGTGCATCAGGGAACCATCTGACATCATCACTGTGACGAACAGGCTGAGCATCATGTTCTTGACCCCGTGGTGGTCGCCAGCGTCAAACTTTCGTTGCAGTTCCTGCACCCCGGCGTTGGTGCCACCGATGGCGTAGGGGTCGAGTGCCCGGTACAGAGCCACCAGAACCCGCTTGTCCACCTCCCGATCCATCATCAGGGCGAGGGTGGCGGTGTCTTGGTCTGGGAGTGTTGGCTCGCTCATCATCCATTCCTTCCGTTGTGTGGGCACGCCAGAACAACACAGTGCTTCTTGCACAGTCCTGACGTGCGGGGATTCCATACGTTCGTCGAGTACGCCATCTTCATCTTGGCGTAGTCGGTCAGCCACTTCTGCCACAGGCCCGGCTCGTCCTCGATGGTGTACTCGGCCTTGGGGAAGGCGTTGGCGATGACGAACAGCAAGCCAGCCTTGACCCGCTTGACCTGCGGGAAGTGCTTGAACACGGCCAGCGCCATCAACTCCAACTGCCCCTTGTCGGCGTACTTCGCACTCTTGCCGGTCTTGTAGTCCAGCACGAACGCTGTGTCGCCCCGTAAGATGATCAGGTCAGCGATGCCGCGCCACCACACCTCGGGGTCTTTGAACCCGCACGGTGCAAGGTTCTCGGTCAGGCCCATCTCGTACTCGCACAACT